GCCTTCAATGACGAGAAGATGCACTATTGCGTCAATGGCGCCCTGAATGCCACAGGCGACGACTACAACGGCTACAAGCTGGCCGCCCGCATTGGCGGCATGATCGCTTCCGTGGCTTCCAACGTGGCCCTGACCCACACCGTGGTGAAGGGCTTTGTGGACCTGGACGAAGGCCTGACCAATAGCCAGATCGAGAAGGCGTTGAAGCGCGGCTGCATCGTGCTGACCAAGAACGCTTCCGGCCAGGTGCAGATCGAGCAGGGTATCAACACCCTGGTGAGCCCGGACGGTGACATGGATGCAGGCTGGAAGAAGATCCGCCGCACCAAGGAACGTTTCGAGCTTATGCAGCGCATCGACGACAGCCTGGACCCCATTGTGGGCAAGCTGGACAACGACAGCGACGGCCGCGCCACCGTTATTGCCATGGGCAAGGCAATCATTGCCGCCATGGCGGGCGAAAAGAAGCTGACTTCCGGTGATATGTACGAGGACGACAGCAACCCGCCGCAGGGCGATTCCGCATGGTTTATCCTTGACATTGTGGACAAGGACAGCCTGGAACACGTCTATCTGGCGTATAAGTTCCGTTTCGCCACCGAAGTGAGCGAGTAAAGGAGGAAATGAGCTATGTATAATCAGTCCGGCCCGGCCGACAGCCGCAAGGTTTTGAGCGGCAAGGACGCGGTCCTTTTTAACGGCGAAGGCGTTATGCTTGCCACCATTGAGAGCTTCCAGGTCCAGGTGAACGTTTCCAATTCTGATTACCAGCCCCTGGGCGACGCGCAGGTGCACGCCGCTATGACTGGCTACAAGGTGACGCTGACCTTCTCCCAGATCACCATTGAAGACGACGCCTTTATCGAGGATATGTTTGCCATGATGCACAGCGGCCAGCAGCCTAACTGGAACTTCCAGGGTGTTGTCTACGGCCGTAATGGTAGCGAGCAGCGCATGAACTACCGCGGCTGTGTGCCTGATGGCAACATTGACCTCCAGGGTGCTTCTGTGGGCGATATTATTAAGCGTGCATGGAACATGGTGGTCAACGACCCGCCCGAACTCCAGAAGCTCCTGGCCGCGTAAGAGAGGTCGCAAAACG